TCGTTGTATTAGAATCGCTAAGTGCATCAATCGATCCATAGTATGTTAATTGTAATGTATAACTAGTGTCTGGTGTAGGGGCAAGTTCAATAGAATCATCAACCAAAGCAAAATAGATTGGTTCTCCCGCTACGTTATTATTTGATTGTCTGTAAATATCTAATGATTCAATAGATTGTTGAAATAAAGGTCTGAAGTTGTTAGATGTTATTTCTACGTTTATAGCTTCCATCCAATCAGATGGTACAGATAAATATTGTGAGTCAGCAGTAGCAGTTGCTCTCTTAATCATATCTTTAGTTCTTAACCTACGATTAAGTTCGCCTTCTGTATTGTCAATAAACATATCTATATCAGATGTTAAATCTGATCTATTTAGATAGTTTGCTATATTTGTTTTTAATTCAGCGTACGTCATACCTTACCGCCCCATGTTCTAAATAATTTGTTGTCTGGATTGTTGAGCCATTGTTTCCATTTCTTGTCATCTTGTGCCCAACCTTCTCGTAAAGCCTTTTGGTATATTACCATAGGCACTTCTGCGACATGACGAAAATCTTTACCTGGTTTGTGTTCTGCTAATGTTTTGCAATGCTGTATTACAGGTGCGACATTCTGTTTGGTGTGATAAACAACCTTATCATCTTCAGTTGCAAATTCATGTGAGTAATTAATCTTACTGTCAATTAAAGTTCTTTTAGCCATAACTATTAAATTTTAACACTATTCATAAAAAAAAGGGGCTAAAACCAAAGTTCTAGCCCCTTTCATTTAAGCTCTTAAGATACGCTTAAGTCTGCAACTACACCATGAGCAGCTTCGTTGCCCACTTCTAGTCCATACTCAACTACGATCATCTTAGTTTCAGCATCACCTATTGTTGCTATGTCGATAGTATCGAAGCTTCTTAAGTAAGAAACTTTAGCAAATTCAGGATCAACTAATAGAAGTGATCTTTCTCTTGATCTGTTTGATGGAACTATTTTTAGTTCACCAAAGTCAGATGAATAGATAGATACTGAAGCTTCTACAGTATTAGCATCAACCATTTGTCTAGCTTGCGATCTTCCTGTGAAACCAGAAATTACTTGCTTGTTGTGAGGGCCACAAATAGCAAGATTTGGCTCTGCACCACTAGCAAACATTAACTCAAGAACGTCTTTCAGAAGTGTTTCTGTAAGTGCTCTTTGAGTACCGTCTGTTGGAGCAGCTCCGCCACCTGTAGACGCACCATTAGTTCCTCTTGAATCATTAGTTGTGATCCAAGACTCGAAACCACCAGTTTGTCTTCCAGTAGTAGCATTACCAGTTGTTTTAGCACCTTTTTGACATAGAGCTTCTTCCATATCTCTTTTTAGTGCTTTAGCCATGATAGCTAGTTGGTGTGCCATTTCTGATCTCTTACCAGCTGCATCTGAAGCATCTTGCGATCCTGTTACAGTTGCATCTCTGTATGAGATTTGACATACATTACTAACTCTTGCAGTAGCGGTAGAGGCAGCTCTTGAAAGTTCAAAACCTTCAAGTTGACCAGTTCCACTAGGAGTTGGTAATGATTCAGTTTGCCAATCAAAAACTACGTTTTTTACGTTTCTTGTTCCGATTGAGGACATAAACGGAGTTTGCATTGGAGAGATGTTGTAAATGATATTACTTAAATCTTCTCTATCAGCGGTGGCCGTATATGTGTCAAAAGCATTAGTTACTTTAGCCATAATATATTCCTTTAAATTACTTTAATATTTGTTCAAAAACTTTAGCAGCATCTTGGACTTTGCCAGATTTTGCTAAAACCTGTTTTGCTTTTTTCACAGGGGCTACTGATTTTGGTCGGTTCGTTGTACCAGGTCTTGCAACACGAGCTTTCGCTTTCTGCGTTGGTTTCTTTCTTACGGCCTCAACAGTTTTACTGTTAAGCCACGCATTTCTTAAACCAAGTAATGCTCGGTAGTCGTATACAGAATCCATCTCTTGAGGTGAATACCCCAAGACGTTAATGCCATATTCACGAATCGCTAGCTTTTCCTGTTGCGCTGTCTCAGGATTTTGCCATTCTGGTACGATTTCCAAAAGTCTTTGCTGTCCTTCTTGCACCATCTGTGCATATTGCTGTTGCTGTTGAGTAAACGCTTCTTGTTGAAGCCTTTGCTGTTCAGCTTGAGCAGCAGCTAATTTCTCTTTTCTATCATCCCAGAGTTGCTTTTCACGAACATAACCTACGGGATCATCTTCATACAACTGGTTCCAATCTGGCTCGTTGCCTAATTCGCCCGATATTTGGGCTTCCATCTTCGGTAACAGCTGTGCATAAATAGCATCTCTTTCCGCTAACTCCCTCTGCTGTTGCTCAATAGTTTTCCTTTGTTGAGACAGCTCTTGAGTTTTGCGTGTGTAATCTTGCTGACGTGAATATCCGTTTTGGAGTTCCTCAAGCGTGACCTCTACTTCTTGTCCATCAACTCGGATGGTATATAAAGCGGGTTGCTCTTGTTCTTCTTCAACCTCTAATTGTTCTTCGTCATCAATTTCGTCATCGTATTCAAAGTCATCTTCTTCTTCAGCTTCTTCTAATTCAAGTTCAGCTGCTTCAGGGAGTTCTTCTTCCTCAATGACATCTACTTCTGTTTGTTCTGTCTCTACAACTTTTTCCTCTTCAGGAGTTAAGAAACTTTCAAAAGCGAAAGTAGTGTTCTCTAAGTCTGTTTGTAGGGCAGTCGGTTTTCCGTTGTTGCTCATAAATACTCCTTATATGTATTTATAAGTATTTTATATGAATTTTTGGGAAAAAGGAAAGTCTTAACCGATGTTACGAACTTTATTTATATTAGCTTTAGTAAGCTTACCTTTTTCTGCAATGATACGCAGATGCTTTTCTACTTCTGGTATTAACAATATAGACTTATGTAAACCTTCTCTAGCATGAATATCTTCAGGTCTTTTGGAATTAATCCATGCTTGCATGTATTCGCTTTTAAGGTTTTGTAGTGCTTCTTGAAAAACGTCTGATTCAAGTATTCTTTCAGCTTCAGCTGCTTTAACAACTTCTTCGTGTGTAGGCATTTATCTCTCCCTTGTCATACCAACTTTATTAGTAGCAAGAGGAGCAACAATGCTTTCAACATTTGCTACTGGATTCATAAGTCCAAATGAACCAAGTCCTAAATTAGCAGCGGTTGGTAATTCTACAAACCTACTAGCCAATGTTTCGTCTGGATTAAGAGATGGTAATTGTATCGTTTGTGCGATTGGTGAAACCAATGGAGTTGAAACTTGCGGTATGTTTATGCCCATTGCATCCATCATGTTCTTACTTAAACGATCTATTTTTTCTTGTGCTTGTGCTGAAATTACAGGAGCCTTAACTTCTGGTATTGCCATTGGTGTTGCTAAAGGTGTCGCCATTGGTGTTGCTATAGACGTAATCTCTGGTATGTTAATTTGTGGTAATCCTAAATTCTCTACAGCAACGGGTTCTAAAAGTTGAGGTATATCAAGTATTTTTTGAGGAACAACTTGAGGCATTTGTTCAATCATTGGCAAACCTAAATTTAAAGGCAAATCTTCAAGAGTTTGCATAGGTATGTCTAACATTTCTGGTATTTCTCTTCCAATAGGTTCTTGTATTTGTAAAGGTGTAACCGTTGGGAGTGTTGTAGTAACGGGTTCTCTCAATACAGGCTCTTCAACAGCATTTAGTAAAGACTCAACAGGAAGTTTTTCTTGTGGCTCTGGTATTTTTTGTAAACCGATGTTTTTTAATAATTCATCTACATCAACATTTGCCAATAACCCTTCAACATCTAAAGGTTCTAATTCAACAGGAAGATTAGCTATTGCACTAGCAGATACACCCGCTGGTGCTACTGGAGCCATTTGTCTAATAGAATCAGGATCAAATGTAGTTCCAGCTGGCATTGGTGTTCCCGCCCCCATTGGTAAACCTAAGTCTGCTCCCGTTATAGGTAAAGCTCTTGGAGCTTGAAAAGGTGTAGCTCCTTGTGTGGTATAGCCCATAGGTTGATCTGGAGAGAAACTCATACCAGGTGCTACTACTTGTTCAAAGGGCATACCACCCGCTATTTGTTGTGCATAAGCTTGACCGCTTAGTAAACCACCGCCCGCTCCGCCTACTCCACCTAATCCACCAGCACCGCCAAAAGCAGCACCACTTTCATAGAAAGTATTTCTAGCTTCATTTCTTGAGCCTGGTTCTAAGTAAGTGTATGGTTTTGCAGAATCAGGAACACGACTCCATCCTTCTGTAGTTTGTCCTTCTTCTCCAGTTACAGGATCAAACCAATAAAAATTCATAGAATTAATATATTCTCCGCCTAATGCTCTTCTGCCTATGTCGCTGTATGCGTATGGATCGTATGTTGGTTCTGCCATATTAATTCGTTATTAGTTTATCTATTTTAGCATCAAGTTTATCTATTTTATCTATTAATCGTTGAAACTCAATGGTGTGTTCATTTCTGGTTAGGTAATCTCTAGCTAATTCTTCTCGTGTTCTGTTTATTAAAATGTTCTGTCTTTGCAATTCTTGAGCATGAGTTTTAAGCGTATAAAAGATTGGTGCAAATACCAAACTAATTATTATGTTCCAAAATAACATACCATCCATGATTAGCTCAGTTTATCCCATTCTTTCCCTTCAAATAAATTAGCTTCTGCTTCTCTGCGTTTAACCAATCCACCCAAGATAACACCACCAGCTTTGTTCCATCTTTTTATCTGTTCTGGAACACCGTCATAGTCTTCTTCATTTAAAACTTTAAGTAACGTAGAGTTCTTTAAGTTTGTAGGGCCTAAGTTATATACCCAACACACCAAAGCATCAAACTGACATTGTTCTAGCGGTACTTCTACAAGATCATTGATATAGCCTTCGTACTCAATCATTTCTTCTTGTAGCATATACTCAGCTTCTTCTTGATTAATCTTATCGCCTTCTTTTACATCTTTAGTATGACCATAACCTATAGTCCAAACGTCTACAGAATCTTGATAGGCCTCTAAACGACAGCCTTCGTAAGACTTAATTAAAGATATGCCTTCTTCAGATATTTGCATTTTTACTTGTCATCACCAGAGTGTGACGCTCCAAAGTAAAAACTAATAATGGCTGATGCTAGACCACCTAAGTAGCCGAGTACCAAATTGACCAAAGCCTCTGAGTTGGCTTCTGGAGGTTGGAGGGTTATAAGAAAGATATAACCTAGAAAGCCACCTAATGTAGCAATACCTATAATTCTAGTTGTCCAATCTTTAGAAAAAGTCTTTCTAGCATCTTGGGTATCTTGTACTTCTAGTTTAAATACATCTACCTCTAGTTCTTTCATTTGTATTTCAAACTCAGCTTCAGCTTTCTTCAGCTCAAGCATTTGTTCGGGTGTGGCATTGTCTATGGCTTTTTGTATTTCTTTGGGTTCATTCTTACAACCTAATACATCTGCAATCATATTTGCAGCCATACCGCCCATAGGCCCACCTAATGCTGTGCCAAGTGTGGGTGCTACCGATCCAACTAAGTTTTTAAGTAGTGTTTTCATCTTTTTTATCTTTCCTTTGATCTAAAATAAATTTCCAAAAGGCAGCGGTTTGTTTGCGCTTATCCTCTTGCGTTGCCTTTTTCTTAGGCATTACTTTTTCTTTTTATATACGGTTTTTTTAACTTTTCTTTTTGGTGGTCTACCAACTTTACTTCCGTATGTTCCTTTACCTCTTGGCATAATTACTCCTTATAGATTAAATGAATGATAATAATTTTAACTTATTTAAGACGATCCTTGTTTA